TGAAAATCTGCGTTTCTGTAGCTTTGATATACACGCTTCCAATCTTCTGCTACAAGTAATCTATTTTGCCTATCTGTGGATGACATTTTTGCTTCCTTGTTCTATATTGTATTTATTATGATTGGAAAAGTGCGTACTTTATTTTAGCCCAAAAAACCTGCATTTTGATCAAATTGTAATTTTAAGTTTTCTGATATATTGTATGGCAAATATGAAAGATCTATTTCTATCTGTAATCCACTTTCATATTGATCTATAGCTACATTTGTTACCTGCACTCTTGGATCATAATTTACAATCTTAGTTACATTCTCAACTATTGCTTCTTTAAGTTGTTCTGTTAATGGATCAAACAATACGTCCCAAATTATTGTTCCGAACTCAGGATCAGAAAGTTTTTCTCCTTGACGTATATGAAAATGATTTAAAAGATCTTGTTTTATTAGTGCAAGATCATAAAGCACAGTTTCATTATTTTCTGGATTTACAGTAGAGATACCTCTATAAGCACGGCTAGCTACACCGTACTGTATGCTTGTACCGGTACCTTTCACTTCTATCTGTTTGTAAAGTTGTTTTTCTTTTGTGCTCATAATACTATTTACCTTGCCCCTTTGACCTCTTGTTTGTTAGTGTTTACAGGAGGTAAAGGTTCAGCTTTAACATTTGTACCATCTGGCTCGAGAGTGAGACTTGACAATCTAGTAATTTGTCCATTAATTAGATTATAGTAATAACCTCTACCAGTCTTTTCGCGAAGTTGTGTTTGTGTTAATCCAGTTTTTCTATCAACCGCATCTGAATATCCAACAGCTTTTTTGAATTGGTTAGCTAAACTATTAACACTTGTGCTTGACCAGTTTATGCTTTTAGACTTTAAATAAGCAACAGCAATATCAGTTGCAATTACTGGATCATTAGCAAGGTCTGGATTTTGTACAATGTTTGGATGGCCAGAGGCTTTACCATATGTGGTATAGTTATCTTTGAATGTGATTTGAATCATTCCTCTGCCTCTATATTTGTATCCTTCATTTGCGGCATTTCCAAATCTGCCGCCATATACAGTATTACCTATAGTGGCTGGTTTACGTGCAATAGCATTTGCTATTTTAACCTTATCTGCTCTAGTTACTGCACTTTTATCTTTATTAAATTCTTTTGCGGCCGCAAGTTTAAGTCTATAATCAAAAACTCTTAATAATGCATCTGCACTGTAATTTAGAATTTCACTCTTTGGTTCAAATGTACATTCATGATGCACTTGTGCCATAGCCATAGCCACTGCTTCTGCGTTGCCACCTTGTTTAGCACTTTTTGTTTCATCAAGTCCTATAGCATTACAAAGTTGGTTTACGAAGTATCTTTCCATATCTGAAGGTGCTACTGGTTTATTTGGTTGTTCACCTATTTCACCTTCTTGTCCTGGAACAATTCCGTTGCCTTCGACTTCAACAGTTTTTCCATCTTTGACTTCTGTTTTAGCATTAGCCTGTTCACGCCATTGTGTTGTGGTAGGACGTTGATCTTCGTCAGTTTCAATAGGAGGACTTGCATTTCTATTAACATAACTGGGTGCATCATTAGCTCTTGTATTAGTAGCTGTAAAAATTGTTGGATCTAAATGCTCATGGCCTAACCAAGGTTCGTGTTCTGGTAACCTTACCGGAAAGGCGGCATCAAGTGCTTTTTTGGCTTTATCTGCTGTAAGAGATTCTGCTGCCATTGCGGCAGGTGCAGTTGGATTTAAATCAATAGTTGCACCAGTAATCTTTGTTGCTCCTGTGGTGTTTATATCTAATGTTTCGCCCTGTGAAAAACGTGTTGATAAATCGCTTTTTATATCAAGCATACCTTTTGCATGTATTCTTGTGTTTGCTACTGACTTCACATCTAAGTCTTTTCCTACAGTAAGTTTGCCATTGTCAGTAACATTGATATTAAGATCTTTACCTGTACTTAAATTTGCTGTATCACCTACTAGCATATTCAATTCTGCACCAACTTGGAAATTCATGTCTATGCCTGTTTTAATATCAGTACGTTGCCCTGTTCTTATTTTAGTGTTTTCACCTGTATTCAAATTAAAGTTTTTTCCTGCATACATATTGATATCTCTGTCTGCTGAAAAATTCAAATCTAATTCTGTATGTACACTTATACTGTCTCTACTGTAGATATCTATTTTGCCTAAACTGGTAAGTTCTATCCAAGCAGTGCCTTTAGCATTGCCTATATAGATTAGGTCTTCTGAATTATGCATTAAAAGCTGATGACCAGTGCGTGTACGAAGTCTAATAAGTTCATTATGTAGTACATCAGGAAACCCTTTTTTATCTTTGTCTTCTTCTACACTTACATATTCTGCTTTAGTTTCACTGGCATAGCCTGTTCGTAATATAGCAGGATCACCATCATCCATTACAAATGTGGACCCGCCCAATCTATTAAAGAATCTTTGTGTTCCGCCGCTCCCAGGAGGTCCATATTGTGTTCTTGGTGCTCCATCTCTACGATCTTCAGGACCAGGTGTGCTCCAGCCAAATACCATACTAGGCACTTCTCTTCTTGCACTAGTTGTAGTTGTGCCTCTAATACTATCTTCAAATAAACCTTGTGTTTTTAAATTTAATTCTGCATCGTCACTGTGAGGTTTAATAAATTTTGTAGGATTACGACCTGCTCCAGATTCTAATTTTTTATTATATTCTCCTACCGGATACGGTTTTGATGTATCTTCGTCATTGTAAAATGAACTAGCCATTCCAGGCAACATAAAGTTCATATATTCATCTTGTACACAACCTATCCAGTAACCTCTACTACGATTACCTTCAGCAAATATTACAAGCACCTGCGTGCCTATATCAGGAGGAACAGCCCACATGCCATAACTTTTTTGTGTATATTTGTAACCTTTGTTTTTTGTTACACCAGAAAAAGGTGTGACACCATAGAAAGGAGACATGTATTTCACTGTAATTATTTCACCAGTACCTTGAGTACTATTACCACTGCTAACAATCTTTAGAAGTTCTACTTCTAAAGTTCCCATAAATTTTGCATCTAAGTGATTTACAACTTTTGCAAGATAGGGACCTGGATCTCGTACTAGCTTTCCGGACGGGGTTCTACTTTGTTCTGACATTACAGTGTGCCTCTAATTCTGTTAACCACTGTGCTTTCCTTAGGTTTTGATTTGCTTCCTGTGCTTGCTGCTCCATCAGCTGGTCCATCTATGCCTGCTGTGCTTGCTCCTTGTCCTCCAGATTTATTAGCTTTTGATTTATCAGCATCACCCTTACCCTCAGTGCTTTCATTGAGATTATTTTCTTCTCCGCCAGTTTTGACTGATCCATTACCTGTGCTAGAAGGTGAAACTTTTGTATCTGTTTCTTGATTTGGTCTACGCATTAATCTTAATTCTTGTGTAAATTGACCACCGGAAAATTTATTCATTACAAACAATACTTGATAGACTCCGCTAAATGCACCGACAGGTTCGGTACCCAATCCTGGAAATGTCATCCATGTGTCTCCTGTGTCTATTGGAGTTCTAAAATTTAGTGTTACGTCAACTTCACTACGCTGATATTCTATTGTTCCGTCTTTAGTTAAATTTATAGTAGCCGGATCTTCTTGAGCATTATAGTTGCCCATGCCGCTGTCTGCGATATAGTATGGATCTCCCATAATAGTCAAATCTACCATCACTAAATCTACATCACTATTTACAATCGCATCGTTATACTGTCTTGCAACTTGGTTCTGTACATGTGTCTGACCGCCTCCACCACCGCTTTCATTTTCTGGTCCGGTAGTATCTATTGTAGGAGATGTTCCTGTTTCACTATTTGCATTGTTTCCTTCTGACTGTACTGTGGGCGAATCATCATTTCCGGCAGCTGAATTATTTTGACCTGCAAGTTTACTATCAGCATTCAGCTGTCCTTTATCAGCAGACAACCCCATAAAAAAAGCATAATTTATATCAATGTTAAAATCTAAAATATCTTTATTTGCGCCAGTATATATGTAGTTGTATTCTTTGCAGGTTTCTGTCCTTATTTTATCTAATCCTGGAGTAGCTGTATTTCTATTAGCAGTCTTAGAAACATGTACCTTGTATGGGATTACTTGATATACATATACCTTGGGATAACTTCCTTTAACATTTACAACTTCAGGTTCGTCAACCAGATACACATTAACTTCAATGCGGAACCAATCTACCATGCCGTTAGCGTCAGGATTATCCACATTTTCCGCAAGTTTCCTACCATAGTCACTTAGTATTATAATTTCTTCAATTATGTCTTGTATCTTAGTGCCTTGTTTAAATGTAAACTTTCTACCTTCATCACTAATAGTAATACTGCCTCTGCTGAACACTCCTGGTTTGCCTTTTACTTCTGTGAATTTTGGTCTTCCGAAAGGAACTTCTCCGCCATCAAGAAAACTTTTAACCATTTTGCTTTTGCCAATATTATTGATGTTAATTTCGTTCTCAGCATTTTCTTTAATTTTTTCGCCAAACTCACTTCTTTTAAGTACAAAGCCTTTAATATTTTGTAATTCTCTTTCCGCTACTTCAAGCATTTCATCGTCTTCTATGTCGCCAAATGCAAGTTTTATAGCCTTGTCTTTATTTGCTTCTGTAAACTCTCTGACTTGTTCTCCTGCTTGAGAAAGTTTAGACTTGGTAGTAGCACCTTGTTGATTATCTAATGCTCCTAGTAAAACATCTGTTACACTAGATAATTCTTGCGGGAAAGCTATTACGTATTGATCTCCTCTTGGTGTTTGCTTTGCTTCTTCATTACGTACTTCTCTATCATTAAGCACAGTTGACAAACTTCCAGGACCACTTTGCAAAAGTTCACCGATTGTAGTTCCTGAAAGACTTATATCAGTTTTTACTTTTTGTACTTGATCAGTTAGTGCAGATTCATGAAAGGGTATTGCTTGAACACTATAATTACTGCCGCCTTCTGTTACATTAAAAGTTACATTTATAAAATTTAAAGGAAATATTCTCCTAGATTTAGCAGGACGCATGTAATTTCCATCATCATCAAAACCTACAAATTCTACACTTAGCACATAAGGTGCTCCTACATAGTTTTTATGTCCTGCTTGTTTTGCGGCTAAATTTAATGTTTGTAAAAACATTCCCATACTGTAAGGTTCAACAACTGTAAAATTAATACTTGTTGCGTTAGTCTGTTTAGTATCTGCTCCTGGTGCTATAATTGTGTTTATTTCTACATCATCTATAAAGTATTCTACAGCCCCTTCTGTTTCAAACGCAGTCCTTACTTTTTTAGCACCTGCACCTCCTCCTGATTTTAACACTAAAACTTCAGGATCTTGAAATCTATAAGTTAAATCAGGATAATTTATTTCATATGCTGACAGACAACCTAGCGTAAAAATATAATTGTAACTTGCAAATTTTTCTAATTGATTGGGAAAAGGTAAGCCGCCTCCTAATTCATTTAGACTACTTTGATCGCCGCCACCGCCACCAAGCAATCCACTTAAATTTCCTATACCTGTTAATCCTATTAAATCTAGCCCACCTGGTAGTTTTACTTTACCTGCAAGTTGTTGCACTGCTCCATTGACAGCAGATTGTGCTTGGCTACTAATACTTGCAAGACTGCCGTTAATATCAATATTTCCTGGAGTGCTTAAATTTGGAATTTTGGATTGTATTTCATTAACGGCATTATCAATGCTCAAGCCACCTGCTTGTACACGGTTTAAAAGATTTTGTGGTTTAAAATTTCCAATTGGCATTTATAATCCTAATACCCTAAACAAAGATTCCCCTTGTGGTATATAAATTTCCACTCCTGGTTCCATATCATACACAGGATCTTTTATAATGTCCATATTACGTTGTGCAAACACCCACCACAAATTTTTTTCACCATAAAGGTCGTACGCAAGTAAATCAGGTCTATAAGCGTATTGAGGTTCTATAGCATATCTTACATCGTCAGAGTTTTCAGGCACAGGTCTTATTGTAAGTATATCTAAATACTGTTTATTTTTAAACTGTGTTTTTCCGTACGCACTACTACTTCCATATGTAGCCATTAGATAAATCCTCCATCTGCACCTTTTCCAAGTGAAGCACCTCCTACAAAACTTGCTAGACTAAATTGTTCTACAGCACTTCTTGAATAGATAGGTTGTAATGTTACTTGTATGTTACTTTGTACAGGGCACCATGCATTTATAGGACTTGGAACTTGTATGTAATCAACCTCTGATCCTAATTCAACACTAAATTGTGTAATTACACAAGGCACATTATTAAACATAAAATCTCCGTAGCCTTTTACTTTAACTATAGGTGGTGGAGCACCTTGATGATCTGTAGCACCATAAGCCATCTTAGTTGCACTGCGTAAAAAATGAACAGCTGCGACCCAGTATGCACCTTCTCTAGCATTTTCAATGAAAAAATCTCCTACAATACTAAACTGCTCAACTCTACTGTTTTGATATGCCATAAAGGGATAATTAGTATGTATAGGTTGTATTTGATTATAACTAGCACTGTGGCTAATTAGTATCTGAGGAGTATAAGGAAAAATTAAACCGTTTGTTTCGTACAGAGGTTGTAGATACGGTGAAGATTCAAAGTTGTTACCATTAGGTAAACTAATTCTTACACGCCAATCATATTCATCACCTACGAAGCCCACGTCTGTAAATGGAGCAAATCGCTGTATTGGCATACCAAATCCTGGCAGGCCTCTGCTACGTAATGCTTTACCAAATAAACTACCGGCAGCTTTGAGCGGATTTGATTTGAAATCACTAAATGTTTTTGACAAGTTTTGCTTAATATTACTAGCACCTACAAGACTTTCAACACTACCTTGAATATTTCTTGCTTGTGATTTTAGATTTGAGGCTACGCTCGGAAAATTTATTGGCATATTTGTACTCCTACGTAAGTATTTAGTTGACTTTTTAATGTGCGTATATTATAATATAACTGTAAAATTGGAGAAATCATGCGAAGGACTAATTACTTAAACAACAGAGATATACTAGCTGAAATACATAAATCAAAAAGTACTTTTTGTAGCTTTGTCGGAGACGAAGATCATCGATTTGATATTATACTTCCTAGTATTGAAAAAATAAACGTAAGAACTATAGCAGAAGCAAAAAGAAACAAAGCTAAAAGATTAGCACTACATGCTTACGAATCAGCAAAATCGGCAGGCAAAAAAGTGAAACAAGCTGAGTTTGAAATAGACTATAGAAAAATTGACAAAAAAGATTTAGTATTTAGAATAATGACATTCGATCATATACCAGAAGAACCTGGTAGAAAGAAAAATCCTAAAACAATAGCAGATACAAAAGTAAAGCTAAACTTCCCCCCATTTCAACACTATAGATTCAATGAGCAAGATCAATTAATTTGTGTCGGTAAATCACATTGGCAAGGTGGTATGGAAAATGGTGGGTTTGATTTAACACACGGAAAAGCAACTAACAAACTTGCTATGATGTGGATGAAACTTTGCGATAGATATGCAACACGAGGAAATGTACGTGGCTATACGTACAATGATGAAATGCGAGGGCAAGCAATATTACAATTAGCACAAATAGGACTACAATTCGATGAATCAAAATCAAACAACCCTTTTGCTTATTACACCGCTGCTGTTACTAATAGTTTTGTCCGTGTTATAAATTTAGAAAAACGTAATCAGAATATTCGAGACGACATCCTCGAAATGAACGATATGAACCCAAGCTATACTAGACAGCATGCAGGTGAATGGGAAGCGGCTGTAAAAAGAGAAAAAGAGATGTCAAAAAAGTAGTTGACTTTATACACAAAGTATTGTATTATAAAGAAAAATACGAGAGGACTCTAAATTGTTTAATAAAGCGGCTGTCTTTACCGACATTCATTTTGGTTTAAAAGGCAACTCTAAAGTACATAATGAAGATTGTGAACGTTTTATTGATTGGTATATAGAACAAGCACAAAAAAATAACTGTGAAACTGGTATATTTTGTGGTGATTGGCATCACAATAGAAACAGTCTTAACTTAACAACAATGGATGTGACCATCCGCTGTATGGAAAAATTAGGAGAAGTATTTGAAAACTTTTATTTCTTCGACGGTAATCACGATTTATATTATAAAGATAGACGTGATGTGAACTCTACTGCCTTTAGCAAATACATTCCTGGAATAACATTTATAGATAAAATTACAACTATAGAAGATGTTACACTTGTGCCGTGGCTAGTAGGCGAAGAATGGAAAAAAATTCCTAAAATTAAAAGCAAGTATATGTTTGGTCATTTTGAACTTCCTAGTTTCTATATGAACGCAATGGTGCAAATGCCTGATACTGGAGAATTACAAGCAAAACATTTTGAACATCAAGAATATGTATTTTCAGGACATTTTCATAAAAGGCAAAAACAAGGAAAAATACATTACATTGGTAATGCACTTCCGCACAACTATGCAGATGCTTGGGATGATAATAGAGGCATGATGATTCTTGACAGAAAAAATAATGCTGAACCAGAATATTTGAACTGGGATGATTGTCCAAAGTACAGGACTACAACATTAAGTAAACTGCTTGATCCAGATTCAGATATTATTAAACCTAACATGTATTTGCGTGTAACACTTGACTTGCCTATTTCTTATGAAGAAGCACAATTTATAAAAGAAACATATATTAATAATCACAAGTGTAGAGAAATTACACTTATTCCGCAAAAACAAATTGAAGAAATATCAACTGAACTTGATATAAGCAAGTTTGAATCAGTTGACGAAATTGTAAGCAAAGAAATATCTGCTATTGACAGCGATAATTTTAACAAGAAAATGCTATTGGACATCTATAACGAACTATGATAAAAGTAAAAGATTTAACAGTAAAAAACTTTATGAGTGTTGGT